TAAAAACATCAACACAAAATGGATATATACGTAGGTATAATCCATCAGGTTCCGTCCTAGGAACCTTATATCTGTTGAAAAAAGGCGTTGACTCATCATATGATGAGGCTGACACTGAAGGAAACTACTCCATAATCATCAGATTACGGGATGGTAGTTCAGTCACGGATCTCAAGAAAAATCTTGAGTTATGTGATATAAAACTCCAGTGTCACGCTTTAGATAGCCACCGACTGAAAGTCAGCGGTCCCTATCTTGAGAAGGAATGGTTTGCAAGTGCTTTGCAGATCTCTATTGGGTTTTTAGAGATTTTGGCTGATCATGATGAGAAGTTTTTTCTCGCGCATGATGTCAAGACCATTACTTCGGTTGTGCATTCACTTATGTCTGTTAATACATATTTAGAATTTATTGACGTAGTTAAATATTCAACTACGTGGATGCACGCCAGGAGTTTAAAACAGGAAGTTCTTCCTTCAGCACCAAAGTGTTGGAAGAATGGTATTCCACTCCTTTTTACTGGTTCCATACGAAGATATTTGAATAACCGTATTATTAGTGGTATTAGGCCACGGAATCAGCATTTATTTTGGTCCATTGCACAAGTTAAGAGATGTGCAGCGGTTGTGCCTGACGATTTTATACAGTTGTCGCTCGAAAAGCACCGAGCAGCTATGCAGAAACGTAGTGAGGCGTGTAGCGAAAGTTTCCTTTTTGAGTTTAAAGAACGTTTAGATATAATCGTTAAGAAACTCGACTTTCGTGGTGTAACAAAATGTTATGATTACTCCACTAATGCATGTTATGAGAACGGTATAGCCAATGGTGGTGCCGCGGCTCATTTGCAAAGAAGACTCATCGAAGATGGTTTCACAAACTCCGATGAACTTTTGAATATGGACTACTGTCCGTATAAAGGTGTCTCTGAGAGACGCGGATTGATATCTGCACCGATCGACTATCTTCTATCTATGGAAGATAATGTGTCGCAATGTAGGGCAAAAGTATATTCAATCTGCGAACCTCTCAAGATTCGTAATATTACGGCAAGTAATTCGCTTCATTATGCCATATCAAAGGGTATGCAAAAATGCATGCATTCCAGTCTAAAGACACTCCCCGCTTTTCGTTTAATTGGGGAACCATTAACTGAATCAATTGTTGATGGCTTTCTTTCATCTCTGAAAGAGGGTGATCTTATAGCAAGTGGAGACTTCTCTGCTGCGACTGATAACATAAAGATTCAACTGACAAAGCTTTGTTTTGAACGTATATTATTAAAATGTTCAGTTGATAACCCATTAATTAGTGGGAAACTCATATCCTATTTGAGGAGAGTTCTTTATGAGCATATTATTGAATACGCAAAAGATTCAGGATTATTACCTGTCCAACAAGAAAATGGTCAACTAATGGGTTCTGTACTATCCTTTCCAATACTTTGTATTATTAACTTAATAACTTATTGGATAGCAGTAGAGCCTACATTAAGATTTGATCAGTTAAATGTTCTTGTTAATGGTGACGACATAATGTTCGGCACTGATCGAAAGCGTTACGATAATTGGCTTTCCCTTCTACCAGAGGCTGGTTTGACACCCTCGCCTGGTAAGAATTTTCTTCATAAGAAGTTTGGCACTGTCAATAGTGCTTTATTCTATAAAGATCAAGGGAGATTCTCGAAATACGTACCTTTCTTTAATGCAGGTATGCTTCTTGGACAGAGTAAAGTCGCAAGAGTAGAAGAAGGCAGGTTTAAGCCTATTCATTGTTTACATCAAAGTGTGATTCACGGTGCTTTAAATCCGATTCGCGCCGACGCTCGTTTTAAGTTCTATAATAAAGAAAAGTTGGAAGAATGTTCAGTATTACCAGATGGTACCCGTTTAAACTGGTACTTTCCTCGCACTATGGGAGGACTTGGTATGAAACTTCCTATAGGAACTTCTCTATGCCGAAGTTATTCAAAAAAATCTTTCGGTATTGTAGCAACTAAGCGTCAGTTGCAGTTAGCGTACATTTTACGCTCGGAATGGTATCGTGATGAACTAACCAAACCGCCGTTCAAGCCTATTGGCCTTCCAGTTGATCTGGACTCTGAAAATTGGGGTTGTGATATTAAAAAACGTATTATATATCAAGCGCAATTACTTAATTGCCCACAACTTCC